TTCTCGTAGTTGGTCAGACGCATGAGTCCGATACCCGTGCCGATGTCCACATGATAGACGGCACCAAGGCGGGCGTCGGGGTGCAGGCGCACCGACCCGTGCTCGGTGATGAGCCAGCTCTGCGGCTGTGCGTGGAACCAGTCCATGAAGCGCCCGGAGAGGTCGCCCACGTCCTGCATCACTTCCTTCTGGCCGGAGGCGGCAGCCAGCATGGAGTCGACGAGCAGCTTCGTGATGCCCGACACATCGAAGTCGAGGATGCCCTCCTTCTTGGCGATGGCCGCCCCAGTGATGACGACCGACACAGCCCGCAGCCAGAAGCGGTAACTGCCGCCGACCAGCTTCGTGTGGGCCATGAGCCCGTCGGCCAGCGCCATCGCGCGCTTTGCCACCTCCTCCCTATTCGGTAGGACGGCTTCCATGTATCGCTGCCCGGCCAGCCCGTAGTTCTCCTCGACGTTCAGGAAGGGGGCCGTCGCCGTGGCGCTCGTGTCCACGCCGGGCGGCACGTCGATTTCGAGCATCCGGGCAAACGCCGGGTCGCGCTCGGCGGTGTTGGCGGTCAGCAGGTCGAGCAGACGCTCGTTGGTGCCGATGCCCATGAGGGTGTTCCACGAGCGTCCGGCGTTGAGCGATGCGTCCGAGCGCAGGCGGTTGCGGTCGCGCCCCTGCACCAGCGAGAAGATGGTGTTGATGCGGCGGGCAAGTTCGCGGTCGTCGCCGGTCGAGCGAACCTCGTCCCAATAGGCGGGCAGATTCGGGTAGAGGCCAATCTTGGTGACGACGGACTTCTCGGTGTCGTCGAGCGACGAGACCAGCGTCTCGGGGTTCCCCCACACGGACGCCCCCAAGCGGATGGCGGTGCTCTTCCCGACGCCTGACTTCTTCGAGTGGAAGGAGAATGCGAAACCCCGCAGGCCAATCATCGAGCAGAGCGGCGAGCCGAACGACAGGGCGACGATGGTCTGGAGCTGCACGCTCGCCTTTGCCATCGCGTCGGCGGATACCTTCCACTTCTCGTAGCTGCCCTTTGCGCTGATGCGCCCGGCATCATCGAGCCGCACGAGCGACGGCGTGCTGACGACGCCCTTCGGCGTAATCTCGACGCCTCCCAGCCGGAAGTTGTCGCCGACGAAGCCGACCTGCTTCGTGTCGTGCACCGCCTTGGAGGCTTCATCCAGCTCTTCGGCGTAGGATTTCAGGAACTCACTCATGTGCAGGGCATCCTCTGCTCGCTTCAACTCCAGACCCATCTTCGCCAGCGCGCCGAACATATGGTTGGGTGTCTGTCGGACGGCGCTCGCCGGGATGTTCACCCGGCGCGGGGACTGCCCCCGGCGCAGCACCTCCATCTGCATGACCAGCTCCTGCGCGCCGGACTCGCGGACGATGACCATGTTGCGGATGGTGAACGGGGAGAACACGACCGTCTCCTCCACCCATTCGCCCTCCTTGTCCCTGAACTTCCGCGTGCGCTGGAGCGTGAGGTCGGGCAGCTCGACGAAGCCTTGCGGAAGCCCGCCAGTCCTGATGCTGTCGAAGCCGAACTTGAGAGGCACGCCGGGCTTGTCGGCCAGCCGCAGCGCATTGTGCGGGCAGGTCAAGCAGACATCCGGGCGCTCGGCAAAGAAGGACGCGCACCGGCTCGGCCCGGCAACTCCGCCGGAGAGCTTCGTGCGCTGCTCGGCCAGCTTGGCGCTGGTGATGGACTCGTCATAGTCCGGGTGGCCCTCGGACAAACGGTGTGCCCACTCGTCACCATCCGCACAGCGGGCCGCCAGAAGCAGCATCGCCTTCCACAGCGGCTCCGAACAGTCGGCCCCGCCGTTCGCCTCCATAGCGGCAATCTGGCCGCACTCGCGGGCAATGCGGGCCATGAAGGCAGGCGTCGAGCTAGTGCCGCCGGACAGGGCATCGTTGTCGTCGCCAGCGGCTCTGGCGGCCACGCTGGCAGGCAAAGCGCCTTGGCCGAGGGGGACAGTGCCCCCCGGTGCTGTCGGCGCGCTGGTGGGACGGATATGGCCGACAAGCTCCGTCCACTCGTAGAGGGTGGAGTATTCGAGGATGACGACATCCTTGGGGTCGTCGGGGTTCTTGCAGTTGAGGGTGCCGGGGCAGCGCAGGATGCGGGCCGCGTCGGCGGTGACGCTTGCGTCGAACCGCAGGCCAAGTCCTATCAGATAGGATTTGAAGGCGTCGGCAACCTGCTTCCACTTGGCTGTGAGCAGCGGCTGCGTCGCGCACCAGTAGGCGTGGATGCCATTGCCGCTATCGACCACGACGGACGGCAGGGGGAACAGCCCGTTCGCCACGATAGTGTCCAGCGCCGCCCGCGCTTCCTCCTTGGTTGGATACTGCTTGGCTGGCCCGCAGTCGATGTCGACCCACAGGCTCTTGAGGGTTGCCGCGTTCGCGGCGGTGCGGACAGCAGCCTCGAAAGTGCGCCCATCGGTGGCCTTCTTGGTCTCGTTCTCGGTGAAGCTCGCAAGTGCGAAATAGGTCGGCTCGGTGCTCTCGGCACGTGAGGCCGCCCACTGCGCGAGGGCCTTCTGCGTCTTGAAGATGCGGTGGTTCATCCACCGGCCATCGGGTGTTCTCGGGTTCGGCTTGTTGGGAACGAGCTTTGTGTTCGCACCGTAGAGGAAAGGCGTGTCCGGCAGCACCCAAGCGTAGAAATCGAAGGGCACGTCGGTTGTCTGGTCGGGCGTCATGCTGGCTCCGTCGCGCGAAGGGGGAAGCGGGAAGCCGCCAACAGTGCGTCTCGGCGCTGGTCGCGTCAATCAGCAAGATGTTGGGGTGTGGGGGGCCGCAGCCCCCCACAGCTAGTCGGTCAGTTCAGACCCGCCAGCAGGTCGTCGAGCGACCGCTCGGTGGCCGAGTCGATAACGGGTTCGGCGCGGGTGCTGGCACGCGATGCCGCCGCAGCGGGTTCACCGTCGTCCTCGTCCATGTCCACAACCGGAGCCTGTTCGGGCTCGGGAGCAGGTGCGGCCGCAGCGGGCTTTGTCCGCCGCGTCGCCGCAGGCTTGGCCGCAGCCGCCGGAGCAGGCTCGTCAACCGGGGCCGCCGGAGCAGCCGCAGCGGGAGCCGTCCGCCGAACCGGCGCAGGGGTCGCCCGCGCTGCCGGGAGCAGCAGGCCGTCACCAAGTCCCGCTGCACCGTAGCAGATGGACTCCGCCACCGGCCCTTCGCGGTGCATGAAGATGGTCTCCAGCATCTTCTCGTCCTGCACGACGGCGACCGGGTTGAACGTCAGCATCGGATATTCGACCTCGGGATTGAAGCCGATGTTGGTGACGACCGCATAATACGGCAGGTTGCCGTTCTTGCGCAGCGTGACCTGTGCCTTCGCCAGCTCCTGCAACGAAGTCGGCGGGACGCGCAGCAGCATCGGCCCGCCGAGCGCGGCGTTCTCGATGTCGTCGGCGGGGACGACCGCGATGCGCTTGTGCTCCTGACACGCCTTGCCCTTGGCACCGCTCTCGGTAATCTTCGAGCCGAACTGGCTCATCGGGCAGGTGGCGCAGGTGCGGGACTGCGGGTCTTGCACGGAGGCATCCGGGGCGATGCCGTCGTTGGAGAAGCAGTCGGGGGCTTCGGTCGAGCCGGGCACGTAGGCCCCAGCGTAGAAGGTGCGCGAGATGTTGTTCGGCACCAGCACCATGATGACTTGCAGCTTCCGGCGGGGTTCGCCTTCGGCATCGCGGATGATTTCCTCGTTGCCCTGATAGCGGGCGCGCCAGACCTTGCCGCGCACGGAGACGACGGCGAAGCCGGACGAGATGCCGCCAGCCAGCGCTTCGACATCGTTGCCATTGACTTCGAGATACTTGCGCAGCGAGGCGGGCAGGGCCAGCCCGGCAGCCGCGCCGAGGGGGACAAGAGCAGGAACGTTCGTCATGTGTGCTTCTTCCTTCACTTTGCCCGCAGGCGGGCTTCTTGGATGACCTCGATTTGGAGGCCGGGCACCGGGGCAGTCGGGTTCAACTCGTTGAACGCTTCCACTTCGGATAGGGAGACGCGGCGCTGCAACAGCTCGGGCGAGTCATGCTCGACCATGTGCTGCCACAGGGCGTCGAAGTCGACGATGGCTGCCGTTTTCTTGGGGTAGAGATAGACGGTGCCGTGGTTGGTCTTGATGCTGCTCGCACCCGCATCGTGCAGCTTCGACAGCAGCGCTCTGGAGAGCGCCTCCATCGCGTTGGCGTCGGGCGTGTCGGCGGCATCGAACTCCGCCTTGCGCGCCGCTCGGCGCTCACGGAGCTGGGCATATTTCGCGGCCAGCAGGTCGAAGGGCAGCGAGGCAATCTTCTCGTGTGGGGTCATGGGATTCCCTATTCGGTAGGATTTGCGGTCTCGTCGGAGAACATCTCCAACAGGGTGTTCTGCATGGATGCGCGGTCGTCGAGACGGCGATAGACCCGTCGCTCGACCGGGGAACCGCACACCTGCACAACGAGCTGCGACCGGGTTTGCCCCGGTCGGCTGATGCGGGCGTTCGCCTGCTCATAGGTTTCGAGCGAGGCCACGGGGGCTGCCCACACAATCATGTCGGCCTCGACCAGCGTCAGGCCGTGGCTCATGGTGCCGGGGTGCGCCACGATGCCGGGCATGGAGGCGTCGGTGCGGAACCGCTCGAAGATTTCGTTGCGCTTCGCCAGCGACGTGCGGCCATCCACTTTCTCGACCGGGTAGCCCGCCTTGTTCAGGTGCGCGTGGATGATGTCGACCCCAGCGGTGAACGGGCAGAACACGAGGAACTTCGCCTGCGCCTCTTGCAGCACCTCCACAATCACATCGAGGCGCGGCTTGGGGTCAAGGTAGGAGGGGATGCCGTCGTCGACATAGACGAAGCCGCTCGCAATCTGGAGCAGCTTGTTCATCTTGACGCCTTCGTTGGCGACGTTGACCTCGCCGTCGGCAACCTGCGCGCGCAGCTTCTCCAGCACCGTCTTGTAGGTCGCCGCCTGCGTCGGGCTCATGACAGCCTCGCGCCGGACGAACTGCATCGGCGGCAGGTCGATGACATCCTTGCGCAGGAAGCGCACGGCGGGCTGCATGGCGGCCCACACCTTGTCCATCGCGTCGGGCTTGGGTGCCCAGCGGAACTGGCTCAACCGCGTCATCGTCATCTCGCGCCAGCGCATCGCGGAGCGCGGCACCTTGGTGGGGTTGATGAGCAGCACCTGCCCATGCGCGTCCTCGGGGCCTTTGGCGCACGGCGTGCCGGTCATGCCCCACACATATTTCGCCCGGCCAGCAATCGACCGCATCGCCTTCGACCGCTTGGCCGTGGCGTTCTTGAAAGCCGTCAGCTCGTCGACACAGACCACATCGAAGTCGCGCGCCGCCAGCAGGGCGGAGAATGCGCGCACGCCATCGTGGTTGATGAGGAAGATGTCGGCGGGCTCCTTGAGCAGCAGCTTGCGCTGTTCGGCGGTGCCGTGCACGACGACCGCCCGCAGGTGAGGGAAGTAGCGCGCAATCTCGCGCTGCCACGTGTCGCGCAGCGTCGACAGGGGGCAGGCCACCAGCATGGTGTCGACAGCCCCCTCGCTCTTGAGGAAGTCGAACGCGAACAGGCAGGCGCGGGTCTTGCCGGTCGCCATCTCGTTCAGCACGAAAGCGTTGTTCTCGGTGGTCAGCAGCGCCGCCGTGGCGCGCTGCGCCTCGAAAGGCGTGGTTCCACACCAGTCGTAGCGCCAGAGGATAGGCGGCGGCACAGCGATGCCGAGGTTCGCCAGCAGCTTCGCCTCGTCACGTGAGTGCGGCAGCACGAGCACGCGCTCGCCGTCGAGCACGCCCTCCTTGGCGTGCGGGAGCAGGTTCGCCACGTCCTGCCGCCAGCCGAGGATGCCGACCGGGTGCTTGGCCGACAGCATCAGTTGGTCGGTGGGGAAAGCAACCATGCCTCTAGCCTTTCCATCTCTCCATTCACGCCGTCGATGAGGAACACGGTGCCGTCTGCACGCTCCATGTCCTCCCTCGTGACCCCCTGCCGGACGGTAGGTTTACCGCACGGTCGCTTCGTCTCGATGCCGTAGCCCCGACCCTTGTGCCACCCAAGACAGTCGAGTGTCGGCGAGCCGAACCCCGTCTGCACAGGCCAGAACTGGTAGGCACCATGCTTCTTCAACAGGGCCTTCACAAGAGCCTTGATTTTCGACTCTGGCGTGTCAGCCATTTGCATACGCTAGGTAACGCATATCGCGTGGCCTTCCAAGGGAAATCTTCATGCGCCACCGTGAAATTGGCAGGTGGTGACGGGGCAGTATCGCCTGCACAGCCCCGAGGGGTTGGGCAGCCAGCGGCCTGTCTCGAAGGCGCGTTCGAGCGCGTTCACACGCGGCAGCAGGCGCGCCCACAGGTCGGGCAGGTCGCGCCGGTCGACCTTGTGCCGGGTGAACTTGCGCCCCTGCGCAATCCACGCATAGGCGAGCGAGACGGTCTGCACCTCGGGGTGGTGCGCGAACACGACAGCGGCGTTCAGGTTGAGCTGCGTCAGGTCGTGCTTCACCTTGCCGGTCTTGTGGTCGATGCAGGCCGCGCGCTCGCCGTCGAGGATGAGCATGTCGATGACACAGCGGTGCCACACATCGGCGTCGAAGAACCCGCAGGGTGAGAAGTCCTTGCGGATGCCGACCTTCTGCTCATAGAACTTCCTACCCGGTAGGGCCAAGAGGATGTCCGCATAGCCCTGATACTGCCGGTGCGCTGCCGGGATGGGCACGCCGTCCCGGCAGTATTCTTCGAGGCTCTTGTGCACATCCGTGCCATACTGCGCCGCCGGGCCGGGAGGGTCGGGGAAGTTCTTGAGCACCTTCACCTCGTGGTGCCGCCTTCCGCACGTCTCGAAGGACGAGAGGCTCGACGGACTCCAGTTGAACCCGGCAGGCGCGCTCATGGCAGCAGCCGCTTCTCGACGAGGCGGGCGTAGCCGATGATGTCCGTCCAGCTATCGGCATAGTTGGGGTCGCCGTTGAGGATGCGCCCAATCTTGTGGGCAATCATCTCCAAGGCTTCCTTCTGGTCGTCGCGGAGCATTTCCCATTTTGGGCTGTCTTGCATCTCTCGCTTGATACTCTGTGCGATGCGGGCGTGCTCGACGAACTCGCCATAGCGCGCGCTGCGCTCGGCGATAACCCCGTCGATGCCGGTCGGGGTGGCTTCGGACGTGGTGGGGTCGGAGGTTGGGGCGAGTTCCGACCGCGCGTCGAAGTAGCGCTGTGCCGCCGCCTTGCCGATGTCGGACAGCAGCGGCTGGCCGACACCACTCATGCTGACCAGCAGCCCTAGCTCTGAGGCGTGCTCGGCGGCTGCCACGCCATCCCACTCCCACGGGCGGGGCGGCGCATAGCCGCCCCATTCCAGCAGGTAGGGGAACAGATATTCGGGAATGTCCTGATAGCTGACTGTCATTTCACGAGCGTCCTTACAGCGCAGTCCTTGGATTCGAGCAGTTTGCGGAGCGCCACGGTGCGCTCGGGATTGCGGGGAAGCGTTGCAACCACGTAGCCCGCCAGTCGGCAGAACTGTGCCGACACCTCGCGCAGCGGCTCGGGCAGGTGGGCATAGTGGAAGAACCGGAGGATTTCGTCTGACTCAAGTTGAGTCTGCGTGAACTCCGCCGGGGCGGGATGAATGCTGTCGGTCATCGGGGTTCCTATCGCATATCGACAATGGGTTGTGCACCGCCGCCGGTAATCTGCGGCACGTCGCCCTTCCACTTGTTCACCTTCTGCCACTCGATAAGCTCGTTGGTCAGCGATGAGGCCACCAGCTTGTTGGCGTCGGCCACGCCCTGCGCCCGAATGCGCGAGGCGTCCGCTGCACCCTGCGCCTTGGCAACGTCGATGCGGGCCTGCGCCTCGGCAGTCTTGACTTCGTTCTCGCGCTGCGCTGCCTTCTGATTGGCCTCGATTTTCGAGTTGAGGGCGGCCAGCACCGATGTGGGCAGGGCCATGTCGCCATACCACTCCAGCCGCTCGATGATGATGCCGACCGGCTCCATCTGCGCCCGCACCCGCGCCTCGACACGCTTCATCAGTGCTTCCTTGCCGGGGCCATAAATCTGGTCGACCGAGAGCTGGGATGCCTCGGCGACAAGCGCGCCCCGGATGGCGTTCTTGAGATAGGGGTCGGTGATTTCGTCGATGCCCCGGCGATACTTCTGGAACAGGATGGGCACCTTGGCCTTGTCGACGGCATAGGTGAGGGTCACGCCCGCGAGCAGGCGCAGGCCGTCCTTGTCCTGAAACACGAACCGCTGGTCAGGCTCGCCCTCGGCACCGTTCGTCCACGTCGCCGTCTGGAGGACGGTGGGGAAGATGTAGAGTTCCTCGTTCCATCCAATCCAGTAGCGGCCCGGCCCGAGCACCTCGCTGTCGACGCCCTTCTGGCCGCCTAGCAGATATGCCTTGACTCCGACATTGCCTGATTCAACCCGGCTGCACGCCGCCAGCGTCAGGGATGCGGCGGCAATCAAAAGCAGGTTCTTCATGGTGTTCATTCTCCAAACTCGCGGAACGTCCGCGCTGCAAACCAGACCACCCATGCGACGAGCATGACGGTCAGGAGCCCCGATGCGAGGACGGTCATGCTGTCCCTCGCGCTCATCATCTGCGGCAGCGAATGACCGCCTGCCAGCACGGCCACAACGAAGAGAGCGATGCCCTCATAGACCAGATGTCGCTGTCGTCTGTTCATGCGCGCCTCCACTTGTAGAACTCGCCCGTCCGCCGCTTGGCGAGGGCCATCATCAAGTGCCGCACCCACGGATGCCGGGTCATGCCGAGCGCGTGGTATGCCTCGCACACCGCCTCCGCCTGCCGCTTGGCGTCGTCGAGGGCATAGTGGTGCGTGCCCTCGCTGCGCTTCACCTCGGTGCCGGTCAGCTCGAACAGGGTGCGGGTGTCGCGGGCCTGCCAGAACTTCCACGGCACGACCTTGGCGAAGGCCGCGAAGAGGCGGTCGAGCAGCACCACATCGAAGGTCGCACCGTGCCCCCACACACGCTCGCAGCCGTGCTTGAGGTAGAAGCTGGCAAGCGTCTCCAGCACCTCCGTCACCGGCAGGGGTTCGGGGTTGGCAAGATGCAGCTTGGCGAGCGGGCTCTGGTCGCTCCACCATGCGACCGTTGCAGGGGACGTGGTGAGGCCAGCAGCCTCCTGCGGCGCGACTTGCAGGTTCAGGTAGAAGCCTTCGCCCAGCTTTCCTTCGAGCGGGTCGAACACGACCGCGCCGATGGAGAGGATGATGCTGCCCGGCGCGGTGCCGAGCGTCTCGATGTCCACCATCAGGTGGTTGGGGTTTCCGTTCACTTCGTCTCTTCCTCCATGCCGAGCAGAGCTGCGGCGCGCTTGGCGAGCGGCGTGCGCTCGTTGTAGGGTTCGTGTCCGGTCAGGTGCACCTTGTAGGTGCCCCCGCGGAGCACATCGGCGACAAACGCTTCGAGCGTGTTGGTGCGCTTGCGCTGGTCGTTGGCGAGGATGCGCGCAGACGCGGCAACGCCAGCCATGTCCACGTTCGCCCGTGCCTTCTCTGCACCCTCGGGCGTGCCCTTGGCAGCGTGCAGGGTGGCATAGCGCATGAAGGTCGCCTCGACCTTCTGCAACTGCTCGTCCAGCAGCCGCGCGCGCATCTCGTTGTCGGTCTTGGGAATGTCAGGCATCGGGGGTCTCTTCCTTCCTATCGAATAGGGACTTCACCTCGGCAAGTCGGCTGGCGTAAAGGTTCCGGGCGCGGTTCTCCTTGTCGCGCAGCTCCGCCTGAGCGTCGGTGATGAGTTGGATGGCCTTGTCTGCTTCGGCTTCGGTGGCGACGACGAAAAACACGTCGCTCCTGAACCGCGAGCCGCGTGCACTGTCGGTCTCTGGAAACAGCTTCTTCTCGCCCACGCGCACCGGCTGCAACTTGGTTGGGCGCCCGCCGCCCCATGTGGAGCGCATCACGCACCAGTCGCCGGGGTTGATGGTCTGGTCAGTCATTCAGGGTTTCCTCCTTGTCGTAGTCCGGGTGATTCGTCGCCATGTGGCGTTGAAGATTGGTGAAGCTACGGGTGCAGCAGGGGCAGACGCCAGCCGCGACCCTCTTCTTGGTCTTGGCGAGAGCACCCTTGTAGCCATTGGCGCGGGCGCGGTGATGCTCGGCAGCCTCGTCGGCACGCTTGCGCTGGCCTTCGAGATAGGCGGTCTCCTGCTTCAAGCGGTCGCGCTCCCGGCGGAGTTGGTCGGCCTCGCTCTCGCCGGTATAGACTTGGACGTGCCCGGCAGGACAGTAGAACGGCTTGCTCTCGCCGTTCTTGCGCCCGTCCAGCAGCCGCTGCTTCAATTCCGCAGGCATGGCGAACTGCATATGGCATTTGCAGCAAGTCTCGACGACGAGCTTTACCCCGGCCACGAAGGTCGCACCGCGCTTGAGGGCGGTGGGTGCCGTCACCGAATCCTCCACACCAGCAGCAGGTTCCCCTCGCGCATCGTCTTGAAGCGGAAGCCCGCCACATTGTGCTTGTTGATGTCGTAGAGGCGGCGGCGCACCGTCTCGATTTCCTTGTTGCCCAGCTCATACTCGCCTTGGGCGGCGCGGGGTATCTGCACGATGTTGGCAAGCGTCGGGTCGTGCAGCGCCTTTTGCAGGCGCGGCGACTTGACGAACTCGGACGGGGAAAAGGGCAGCTTGGGGAGGGTCATGGTCATGGTCATGGTCTCCGATTGGGGTCAGCGGATGAACCGCAAATCCGCAAAGGTCGCATCGGCGGCGAGTGAGGGGAAGGCGGGTATGGTGGTGTCCGTCATGGGTCAGGGTTTCTTTCTGGCTTGTCGTGGTTTGGGAGTGCGCGGCTCGATGTGGAAAACCCGCTTCATGGAGAACCGCATCCATGCAGCGTTGTCCTTGCCGCCCTGCCCGTTGCCGAGCCACGAGACCCGACCGACCGGCACCAGCTTGTCGACATAGGGGAGCCACGGAGCCATCCAGAGGTTCGCGGCATAGTCGAGCGGGAGCAGCAGCCAGACCGGCGTGCGGGGGACGGCGTTGGCGAGGATAGGCTCCAGCAGGTGCCGCGACCACGGCGGGTTCGTCACCCACGGGAAGTTCGGGCCGGGGGGCGTCAGCTTGGAGGCGTCTCCGGGGCGTATATCTGCCCGCTGTGGCGCGATGTCGAACGCGGCGGCAGCAGAGAAGCCGTGGGCCGCCAGCGCGTCCACGAGGGCTCCCGCGCCCGCGCAGGGCTCGATGTAGCGCTTGTTCGAGGCCAGCGTGTCCTCGTGCAGGTGGTTGACCAGTGGCAGCACGGCTTCGGGCGGCGTCGGCCAGAAGTCGCGCGGTCGCGGAGTTGTGCCGGGGGTGCGCTTGCTCACAGGTGACTTCCTATCGGATAGGTCATTTTGCTTCGCCGTAGCTCATGGCGACCGACACTTCCGCGTCGAGCGGAAGGTTCGGCATCCACCTCGGCGGCGTCCGCATGACGCGGAGTGCCGCCTCGGCTGCGCGTTCGGCGATGCGCTGCAAGACAAGGAACACAAGCTCGTCGTGCACTGTCAGGACGAGGGGGAGTGCAGGAACGTCCGACAGGGTTACAGCGTGCCCCATCGTGATGGTGCGCGCAAGTCCCTGCACGGCATTATTCGTCGCCACGTTCCGGTTGATGACCCGCTGGACAGCATTGCGCCC